AGAATGGACTGTCTCCCCGAGTCCTAGCTGGAGTTCTTGCCCAGGAAAGTGGTTTCAATCCTAGGTCCATTGGAGATAACGACAACTCATGGGGGATGGGGCAGTTTAACAGAAGAGGGGCTGCTAAAGATTATGGGTTGTCTAGGTCTGAATTACTTAGCATGTCTCCAGAACGACAGATAGAGCTAGCTGCCGACTTCCTGGGAAAGCTAAAGACTAGAACTGGGAGCGAGACTAAAGCTGTCGTTGCTTATAACGGAGGGGGAGATCCAAACTACCTTCGCAATGTGCAGCTCCAGATGAGCAAGTTCGGAGCCATTGAGACAGCTCCTCTCGGCAGCCGAGCCACCCCCATGGCCGCCTCCGGCTCCGGCTCAGCAGTCGACAAGATCGCAGGCATCACCGACGAGATGAGTAAGCGGTCCAAGCTCGTCGGCCTGGAGAACGAGCAGATTGAGCTGGCCAAAAAATTGGCCCAGGCCAAAGAGACCGAGATCAACTACTCAGATAAGCTGGCGGTCGCGCTGTCACTTCAGCAGGAGTCGCAGATCGACGTAGCGGCTGGGATGTCCAGGATGTCTGAATGGTACGATCGGCTCAGAGAGGCTCGCTCCAAGAATACGACTCTCAGCATCGAAGATAGCCGTGAGATGGAGAAAGACTCGCAACTCCTGTCGGCGGCGATGACTCGTGAAAATGCTCGCCGTGAGGATGCGATCAAACTGGAGGAAATGGCCATCCGCCTCGGCCAGCCCCTCCACGACGTCGCCCAGCGCACCTACGACGACAACCTGAAGCTGGCCTCCAGCTACGGGGCCTATTCCGCCGTGCTCTCGGACCTCCTGGTGAAGCGGAAGAAGCTCGCCGAGATGGCCGCGCTCTACCAGAAGACCGGGGGGAAGCAGGGTATGAGCCCCACCGAGGTCCAGACCGCCGGAGTCGCCCAAGAGATGCAGGCCCTCGACGTCAAGCTGGCCAGCGGCGCCGGCACCTGGGGCGAAGCCATGATCGCGGCCCTGGGCAAGGTCGCTGCAGGCTTCACCACCTTCAAGGAAGGCGTGGGCAACATCATGGGGGACCTGTTCAAGACCATGACCGATGGCTTCGCCGACTCCCTGGGCCGCGCCATCGTCTACTCAGAGGACCTGGGGCAGTCCCTCAAGAACCTGGCTAAAGATGCCCTCGCCCAGCTGATCAGCTCGTTCGTGAAGCTGATGATCCAGATGACCGCGGCCCGGCTGGTGGCGGCGGCCCTGGGTATTGACCTGGCCAAGCTCGGAGGTGGTTCAGCCGCTCAGGGCGCCGCCGGATTCGACTGGAAGGGGGCCTTGATCAACGCCGCGGTCTCTGGGATCGGGGCCGGTATCGGAGGCGCTCTCGGAGGAGGAACTGGCGGCTACAACGGCTGGACCGGCGCCACAGGGTCTACAGGGGCCATCGCGGCAGACATGTCAGGAATGAGGTTTGCCAACGGAGGAGGTATACTGTCCCCAATTCCCCAGGGCCTCTACACCTCAGAGACGACATTCCCCATGGCCACCCTCGGACGTCACGCATTCGCCAGAGGTGGAGCCCTCACCGGGATCGGGAAGCTTGGCGAGGCCGGCCCTGAGTTCGTCATGCCAGCAGTCCAGATGGCCAACGGCAAGCTCGGCGTGGCGGCGTCAGGGCAATCCAAGGCCCCTGAGGTGAAGGTCGTGGTCAACAACACCGTGGCCCACGACACCGAGGCGCGCGTGACCCAGGATAGTAATGGCGGGTTGACGCTAGATATCGTGCGCGCCGCCGTCGCCCAGGACCTATACAAGGGCGGCACCAAAATAGCCAAAGCGGCTGACCATGCCGCACTTCGTCGGGGGCGTTGATGACCATCTCCGCTGAATTACAAGCCAGGTACTCGACGGAATGCGATATCGACTGGCGCCATGCGTTCGTCTTGTCGCACTCCAAAGCGCCGACGGCCTACTTGATAGACCACACTGAGCTTTTCGACGGTCTTGTAGATGGCGTGCTTCAGACTTTCATTCCAGTGCCCACGTCATTCGTCCCGCCCTCGCTGGACGACAGCGGCACACAAGAGGCTCAGATCGTGTGGTGTGGCATCGGGGCAGAAGCAAAGATGTTCCTCGACCTGGCGGCTACCGATCCCATGGAGCCGGTAGTTTGTCGCCAGACTATCTATATCTTGGGCAACCCCCAGCCCCAAAACGATCCGTTCACCGAGTTCGCCCTGGCGGCTGTTACATTTACCAGGGTGGGCGTTGCGGTGACGGCCAGTCGCAGCGACATCTTCAATCGCCAGTTCCCCACCGAGGCATACCGGTTGTCCCGCTTTCCAGGGCTATTGCGCCAATGATCGCTGAACAAGAATGGGCCGTTGTCGTGAACCGACTGGTAGGTAAGCCTTTTAAGTGGAGTGGGCGCGGCCCAGACGCGTTCGACTGCTGGGGGCTGGTGATCGAGGCGAGGCGGTCTCTTGGGCTACCCGTAGGCATCGACTGGGAAACCTGGGTAGCGGAGGGAGAGACGCCCAGAATCGAGTCTAGTGAGATGATGGAGGTGCAGACGCGCAGCCCTACTTGGGAGGTTACGCACACCCCTGAACCAGGGGATATCGTTGCGTTGAGTTCACGCCACGCTATCCACCACGTCGGCGTCCTCACCCCCTTCGGGATTCTCAATTCAGTGCGCGGGCTCGGAGCTACCTTAGCGTCCCCAGCCAGGCTAAAGACAATGGGCTACACCAGGATCGAGTATTTCAAATGGGTAGGATAGCCGTCTTCACCAACCCGCTCGACCCCTTAGAGGTCGTGGAGTACAAATACTCCGGCATCTTTATCGACTGGTTGGTTGCTAAGTATCCCGAAGGGTTCCCTGGTGATCATCAGGTGTCCTTTAATCTCCGTAAGCTGGAGGTCCGGGACTACGATATATCGGTAGGCAAGAACGACATTGTATCTCTTGTCGTGTTCCCTGCCGATCCTATAGTCACTCCACTCTTGATGATGACGGGGGTTTTTACCGCAGGATCAACTGCGCTTGCCGTCACTTCAGCGATCATAAGCACGGCGCTTATGATCGGTCTTAGCTATGGCCTCAACGCGCTCTTTGGCCCCAAGTCAGTAAAGCCAAAAGCTGCTGACAACGTAGCGGGGAATCAAACCTCTCCTTCTGCTGTCTACACTATATCTGGTTCTGCTAACCAAGCCCGCGTAGGTCAGACCATTCCCGTTGCGTACGGCACTAATCTTCTAGTCCCAGACGTAGCCTCTCAGGGATTCACGTATTATAAAGACAACGATCAGTTTGCTGTTATCTTGCTATGTTTGGGGCAGGGACGGTTTGATATTCACGAAGTATCTGCTGCCGGAACTAACGCTGAAAATATAAACAGCATATACAGCTACGTTCAATACTCCCCAGAGAGGCACAATAAAACCTTTGGAACTATCCAAGGACAGTACCCGTCTAGGTTTGAAAACATGTATACCTCGCCGGAGGTATCTGGACAGGAGCTAGACAACAACAAAGGAAAGATGACGGGCCTAGTATCAATGGCCGATCTATGGAAGGGAACATCTGATGGAGTAAACGCATCATGGTTCTATCTTGATGAGGGAACACAAGTATTTGCTGATGGCGTGTTTAATGGTGATGCCGTATGGCTGACCATAGACTACGGCCTTAACTCTCAGTTTGTATCACGAGTAGACTTCATCTATCACTCTAACAGCGATAGTCAAGCGTTAGACGACTCACCTAATCTTAGGTTTCGCAAGGGATTCATAGTAGATGATTGGCCATTCCAAAACGGGCGTGAAGAGGTAGCCATAACCTTCTATGAGCCTCCCCTTCCTTTCATGGTAAACGACCTACCAATAGGCCCTTTCGCAGCTTGTCCGGCTGGAGCTAAGACATCGCAGTTGCAATACGACATCGTCTACCCAAGTGGACTGTTTAAGTCTACTTCCTCAGATGTCTATGGCCCGTTCTCTGTTGCTATAGACTTTAAGGCTGAGCCTATTGACGACTGCGGAAAGGTGATAGGGCAGGCGATAACGTTGGAGTACAACACTGAACTGGCTACGCCGACCCCGCAGCGCCAGACGCTTACGCACTTGCTTCCCGAGGCTAGATACCAAGTAACAACGATACGAAAGAGTGGTAAATCCTTGCGTCCTAATGATCCATCTACCGTTGTGTGGGCGGGGTTAAAGTCGGTGCTTGGAAACACGTTGGATAGCGACGAGTGTTACGGGGACGTGACTCTAGTTTCTATCGAGGTAAAGGCTACTCAAGGGCTGTCGTCAGACGCTATGTCTAGGGTGCGGGTATGCGCAACACGAGTTGATGACAACGGAGTTCCTATCAGTAACCCTGCTGATGTATTCACAGATATTCTTACCAACCAGCGCTATGGCGGTCGCCGCCCGATCTCTGAAGTTGACGCCCTGACCCTAGACGAGCTTCGTACTAAGTGGAAGGGGCGCACGGTTGATACGGTATACGACCAGCAGACCAGCCTATGGGACGCGCTAGGGACAAGCATTCAAATGCAAAGCGCAGTACCAGTTACTCGCGGTGCCACCGTCTCCATCGTTGAAGACAAGGCCCAACAGGTTGCTAGCGCGTCTCTCAACACAGATCAGATCGCGTCTCTTACGCTCACACATAACTTCGTTCAAGTAAACGACTACGACGGCGTGCAAGGGGAGTACCGAAACGGGGTAGATAACGCCCCGCTCTACGCCTTGTGGCCCGAAGACTCCACTGACCCAGAGAAGCTCACGTTGTGGGGCTGTAAGCAATACGATAATGCATTGAACTTCGTCAAGAGGTTCTGGAGGCAGAAAGTGTTGCGTCGCAGGATGATAACGTTGGAGACTGAGCTTGACGGGCGTAACTTCTACCTAGGCCAGGCAGTGAACATCACGCATCCGTTGCTAAGCGCGGACCGCGCTGTAATGGTCATAGTTAGCGCTATCAAACCTGCTGAAGAAGTAAAAACTACCGTCGAGGCGTACATCTATGAGCATGATGTGTTTACCAATAACCCTCTTCCGTATGAACTGTGATCTACTTACACGAGGTACTTACTAATGGCTATAACCGTTGCAGCCCCTCTTAACATCGCAGTAAACACCGCGGTAATGAACGCCTTGGACTCGGGCTCGGGTAACGCCTTGGTCAAGCTCTACACCGCAGCCAACGTCTTACTGGCTACCTGCGTCTTGGCTGATCCTTGCGGGACGGTTAATGGAACGACAGGGCAGTTGACGCTATCCTTTTCCGCCCGTGACGAATCCGCAGACGCCAGCGGTACCGCGGCGTATGCCGCGTTCTGCACGTCTGCTGGTACAGAGCAGTTCCGGCTGTCCTGCGTCGAGAGTGCTACCCCGGTATCGAACAGTTTTGCAATGCCTAACCTTGCGGTCATTGCGTTGGTTCCGTTTGAGATTTCAAGCGCCGTGATCGGATAACCTGCGATGACTATCCTTACTGGAACGGTTACTGGGGCAGACGGCGACCCCTTCGCGGGGGTCACCGTTAGAGTGTTTAGAAGAGACACCGGGGGTGTGCTCGGCACTACAACAACCGTTTCTGAGGTAACGGAGGTACCTGCTGACTCTAGCTACGACGACGTAACTTTGTTGCTTAATTTTGAGGGTGCCGATGGGTCTACCGATTTCACAGATCAGTCTCCAACACCTAAGACTCTTGTGGCTGTAGGGTCCGCGCACATAGACTCAGATGGGTATAGCTACGGGGTGTTTGACGTAGGGGCTGCGGTGACATCCGCGTCTTCTGTTTTATCGGGGGCAGGGCCGTACACCGTGGAGGCTTGGATATACTCTACGTCAACCACAGCATATCAAACAATATTCTCAACCAGGGAAGTAAACGATGGGTCTTCGTTTGGGATATCTCCGGGCTCGGGAATAATATTCACGTACTCAACTACCACCGGAGTAGTATCTGTTTCTAAGGCAGTTCCAGTAAATAAACTAATTCACGTAGAGTGGGCGTTTGATGGAACTAACCTCAGGACTTTCCTTAATGGCGAGTTAGCCGGGACTTCCGCTACTGCGTTATCCCACGGGGTTAATACGAGAGCGGGCGCGGGGCCATATACGAACGCGGAAAACTTCGTAGGAAATATGTACGCTCTTAGAGTCACATCTACGTGCAGGCATACCGCCAGCTTTACTCCTCCAGATCGACCCTTTATCGCATCTTCTTCGTCCGGCATAACACTGCCTGTAGGCGGGTATTACTTAAACGAATCCTACTCGGGGGAAGTCAACGTCATCAGCTATGCCGCAACAGGGGCTAGTCTAAACGACTTGGTACATCGGCTGACGTTGCCGTAGAGGTAGTGTAATGAGTTATGTACCTCCAGAACTTGACGCCGTAGACTTTTCGTTCGTAGGCGAGCCTGCGTATACCTCACCTGCCGTTGATGCCGTAACGTTCAACTTCCCTATTCCTATTCCAGCAGCGACTGGCGTAGCGGTAGTGTCTACTATAATTGGTGATACTGTTGCGCGAGGAACCTATATACTAGCAGGGGTTGCTCAGCTAGAATCTATCATAAAGGCCGCAGCCTACAGCCCCAATGACACCCCTCTCGCTGCACGCGGGTACGTGTCTGTTACTTCACTGGTCCGTGCCCAGGGGTCAGCCACGAGGGTAGTGTCGGGGTCGGCAACAGCTAGTATTGTGCGCGGCACCGGACTCTCAGTGCCGCAAGATTCCTCATGGGTTGGCTTAGGTTTGCCGCTTCCGACCATCGCTAGCTATAATTACACGCATGACCGCGGCTTGGTCCGCACGAAGATGGACTCCGGGGCGACTAGACAAAGAAGAAAGTGGACGAATGGGTACCGTAAGGCGTCCCTGACGTTCAACGTACCCCTAGAGGACCTGCGTTCACTTGAGGGGTTTGTCGCTGCTTACGGGTACGACTGGTTCAATATTCCGCTAGTCACTGAAAATAACTATAACTCAGCAGCAGAGGACCACGACGTACGCGTCATAGCTGATCCTACTGTGGGGTCAGTGTATGGTGACAACATAGACGTTACTTTGCAGGTAGAGATAAAGTGAAGGGTCGAGTCCTGCCCAACCCTCAAGTTTGCTATGTGTTCTAGGGGAACATAGATGTTACTCACCATTATAAACCCTGGAGCAGAAGACGGCCTTAACGGCTGGACGGAGGCAGAAGGCCATCTTTGGCAGCGCGAAGTAGACCCAACCCCGTATTCCGGGGGGCACTATTTTTGCGGTGACTACAACAGCATTACGCTGTTAGCCTATCAGGATGTAGCGATACCTACAGAACTTTTGGAGAAAGTTGACTCTGGGTCCGCATCAGCTACCGCCATCTGGTGGGAAGCTGGATACGACGCCGGAACAAACACCGGGTTTGTAGGGCTCACCTGCTACGACGGTGGCGGCGGTATCCTTGCTAGCCACGTCCCCTCATACCCATCTCCAGGTACCGTCAACGTCTGGAGAAACGCGTACTTCGACCTGGCTGTCCCAGCAGGAACCAGAGTTATTCGTGTAAGCATTCACGGAATCCGGCACCATATATGGACGGTTTCTTCCTATGTGGATAACATATCCTTAGATTTATCAGAGGTAGTAAGGGGAGAATCTTTACATACTTGGCCGCTGAACAGTTCTAGTTCCAACAGCTATGGGTACTCGATAGATTCTGCGCTTACCAGGACCCCATTTGCAACCGCCCACCCCCGCCAGGCGAAGCGTTCCACTAACTACCAGCATACCTACTCCGTTAGCTTTCTCGTAACTCAGGAAGAGCTAAGGACCGCTAAAGTGTTCCTCCAAGCGTTCGGTTTTAAGTGGTTCACTATGCCGCTTATCACAGGGCAGGAGGCCACACAAGTAGTAAGCGACAGGATCGTCAGGTTAATTGAGGACGAGAAAGTCCAAGCGGTCGGTTTCGATACCTATGAACTGTCGTTCAAGGTGGAGGAGATGCCGCCGCTCGCAGCTACTCTTGGGGGGGTTAGCTATCCTCCAGTAGTGGAAACAGAATACTACTCGCAAGAGGGGTGTTCTGCGTGTAGCAGTAGTATCCCGGCGCTTGGTCGCATGAACGGGTATGCTTACGACGTTAGGACAGCAAATTTACGAGGTGGCGCTACTATAGAAGGGGGAGCATTTAACACCCAATACGGAGGAGCTAACTGGGGTAACAGCGTCCGCATGTCGTTCATGGATATGCAGTATAACTCAGACTCTATCTATCGTGGGGTAGGTACTTACGCTCCCGGGGTACCTACGTCAGTTGATGTCTTACCAATGTCTCCATGGCCGGACGCCCCCGATGCAGATGTCTATTTGGAGATTATCCCCGGGGTACCGCAAAGGTTGTGTAAGCTCAGGTACTACTTCGCGGAGGACGACGCCGTTTTCATGGGGCCGACGTACCTAATCGACGGGTACCTACGGCTTACGATGGAAACCTCAACCATAAACAACGAGCCTGGTCCCGCGCTGCCGATTGCCACGTTTAAGGTCGTGAATGAAAAGGTACCGGCGGAAGGGTCGATAAGTACCTGGCCTTGCCACCTTACATTTACACAAGAGAGCACGGGGCCAATATTATTCTTCCATCTTGGCGGGGTGTATGAGATAACAGTTCATGGCCTATACCATAGCTACCCAGACGTTCCGCTGACTGAAGTAACAGTAGAGCAGTGGAACCTAGTTGTCGGTGAAGTCTGGGCCACAGTTGTTAAGTGGGCTTGATGATGCTTATTGCCTGAGCTTCAAACTAAATCCCCTGGATTAACCTATGAGTCCCTTCAACGCCGAAGAATTTAGCTCCAAGTTTCTCGCGGCCTTCAGCCTCATCGTCTCGCTGGGGATCCTCCTGTTCATCGCCGCGGCGATGTTCTTCGGGCTGGCCAAGTCGGACGACCCAGTGGCGATGCTGGTGATCGGCGGGCTGCTGACCAACTTCGGGTCAGTGATCGGCTACTGGTTTGGATCCAGCGCCGGCAGCAAGCGCAACGCCGACCGGCTGACCAAGGTCCTGACCGGGCCCGAGGCCACGCCACCCCGAGGTCTCGACCTCCCAGAACTGGACAAGTAGATGGCTTACAAGAAACTCAACGCGACCAACCAGGCCGACGCCCTGCGCCAGGCCAGGGACCTGTGCCAGTGCCTCAAGATGTCCATGGACGGCGTCCAGTGGACCGAGACCGGACCAGGTGGTAAGGTCGTGAAGACGCTCACTTGGGACGAGCTGAAGCACGCCCAGGCTTTAGACAATAAGTCAAAATGACAGAGGTATTCGGCGGTATAACCTAGTAAAGGAGTATGCGATGCTGGAGAACCACGAACTGGCCAAGCTGTTGGCCGAAGTCGGGAGCTTGAAGAAGGTCCTGGACCGCCCGATTTCAATCTCGATCACCAACCTGTACCTTGGGACCTTCGAGGTGCCGCACCCGCAGCTCAGCCAACTGGCCGAGCAACTTTCGTCCATCTCAACGAGGCTTACCACCATGTCGATCGACCTGAACCAGCTGACCGAACGTGTAACCGAGATCGAGAGCACCGCGGACTCGGCTATCGCCCTGCTCAACGGCATCTCCGCGGCCCTGCAGGAGGCCCTGGCCAGCCCCGATCCGGCGGCCGTCCAAGCCCTCGCCGACCGGCTCGCTGCCCAGACCCAGGAGCTGGCTGACGCAGTTGTCGCCAACACCCCGGCTGAACCCCAGGTGTAGCCAGCCACCGGCCAGGCCCTCCCTGGCGTAGACTGTAAGACCGCCTGGCCCTCGGCGGAATATAAGTAGAGGTGCCGTCCACGAGCCTGCCAGGGCTCGATTCTCTCAACACCTGACCAATAGGTATCAAGATGACCAACAGTGTAAACCAACTTTCCACTGGAAACTTCCTTTCCATTGGACCTGTCGCGTCTATGAGCAGCTCGGCTATAGCTGGGCTAGCCAAGAAGCGTCACGACAATACTAAGCGCACTATCGAATCCTTGGCTGGACAAGGAGTTATATCCTGGCCTCAAGTTGAGGACGGGGAAAAAGCGGCCAACGGCGTCGTTGAGAAGCTCTACGTCTTTTACGGAGAACAAGGTCGGCGAGACTCGATAGTGGTCATGGCTCAATTATCGCCTGAGCTGACTGGCCGCTTGGTGGACCGCTGGCAGGAGCTGGAAACCAAGTTGGCAGCTCCGGCCGTTCAGGCCCCGCAGACCTACCTGGAGGCGCTCAAGGCCCTCGTCGTCTCCGAGGAGTCGAAGCTCGCCCTGGAGGCCCAGACGCGGGCGCTGCTGCAGCAGATCGAGACCGAGCAGCCCTACGTTGAACTGGCTCATGCGCTGACCGGCGCCACGACGATGACCCGCCGGGACTGGCTGGCGATGATGAAGGATGAGCACGAGACCGACCTGAAGGAGAAGGCGCTGACCCAGTGGCTGGAGGACCAGGGCTACTGCTACCGCGATCAGGCATCCCGGCAGCTCCGTGCTTATGCCCACTACAGCAACCTGTTCAAGCTGGAGTACGAGCTGATCAACGGCGGGTACCGGCCGCTGCTCAAGGTGACCGGCCAGGGGGTGCTTGAGCTCACGCCTAAGGTCGTCGCGCACTTCGCAGGAGAATCCAAATGAGCGAAGACCAGGACAGAAGGGAAGACCGGGTTATCAGCTCCCTCACCCGGGCGGTGACCCTAGTGGATTGTTCGGACGGGGAGGGACTCCTAACGACGCGGCCCTCGATGACGACGTTGCAGCAGCCTTGGCGGCGGTTGTACTGTCGGTTTACGGGGCTGGCCCTGATGTAGCCTGGGGCCCTGCGTTCAACGACAAAACCACGCGAACCCGGGTCGGCCTCCTCCGGATCCGGGACGCCGCCGACCGCCTCTTGAACCACCAGCCATAGCGAACAGGGCGCCCGCGGGCGCCCTGTTTCCTCACCGATGTGGCGGATACCTGACTTTTGCCTCGTCCGGAGCACACCATTCCATGGTAGGCTCGCTGGCCCGGGCCCAGCAGGCCCCTTCGACGAAGGCAGTCTGCAGGTCTCTCGAGGTCGTCTCCAGCGCTTTCGCGAACTCATAGACGTACTCGTTCAGGTCAACCCTTCCGTCCGGTTGCTGCCGCAGCGTGAACCCATGCTTGAGCGCCAGGTCTCTGATCTCGTCTCTGGTCATTCCTCGAACTCCCCGCCCAGGTCCGCCGCTGAGCGCAGCGACACGAACTGGCCATGCCGTGGCTTGTTCCTGACCCCGCTGGCGGCGAAGTGCTTGTAGGTGGCCAGGCTGCCCGTCCAGGTGTCCAGGCCGGCCTTGGCGTCCTCCCAGATCAGCTTCTTTGCGAAGTCGTCCAGGTGGCCGGTGCCGATCTTGAACCGTTCCCCATTCGCGGACTCCACCAGGAACGAGCCGAGCGTGTCAGCCCCCACCTTACCGGCCTTGGCTGAAGACCGCTTGGCGTAGCCCAGGTCGTTCGTCTCGGCGGCGTTGGTGTTGGTCTCCTTCTCCAGCAGCTCGACGATGCGAGCCTCGTCGGTGACGTATTCCTTGCACTTCAGCAGGTAGCCCTGCTTGAACGTCGATCGGCCCCGCTTGTAGGGGCTGTCCAGGGAGCGCAGGATCGCGCCCTCGAACCCCTCGTCGGTGACCGACTTCACGAACGCGCGCAGCTCGTCGAGGTTGTGAATCAAGACCTGAGGCAGGATCCGGCAGAACTCCGGCAGCTCCCGCCGGCTGAGATCCCTCTGCCAGAACTTCCAGTAGGGCAGGGCCCCGCGGTGGCAGTCGTCGAAGATCCACCAGGTGAACTCAGGCTCGCCCTTGATCGAGCTGAACGCAGACTGGGCCAGCTGCATGCTGTTCGGGTCGGTGGGCAGCCCACAGGTGAGCTCGCCGTCCAGACCCGCCAGGCTGGGCAAGGACAGGGCAGCCCTGGTAGCCAGGTTGGGCAGGGCCAACCCCTTGCGGGTGCGCGGGACATCGTCTGGGCGCAGGGCCCTCCACCCATCAACTTTTGCCGAGGCGACCCTCGGCTTGCTCCAGTCGAGCAGATGGTAGGTGTCCTCGCAGAGGACGACATCGTTGTCGGCCAGCATCGGCCGGAGTTCTTTCGGATCGAGCATGTCATCCCCCGTTTCGTTCGTTGGCCAGGAGTCGAGTTTCCACCGTGGCCACCACGTTCCCGATCGTCACCCAGGTTTCGGCGTCTTCGTCGTTGATGGCAATGGAGAACACCGCCTCGAGCTCCATCGCCAGCTCCATCTGGTCCAGCGAGTCCATTCCCAGGTCATCCTGCAGCTTGGTGGCTTCGGTTGGCTGGGAGTCGATGTCGACGAAGATCCGGGCCGCTTCCACGACCTTATCGAACACTTCTTTGTTCACAGTTGTTTCTCCTTCGGGCAGATTAGAGTGGAGAAGTCGGGGAGAGTTTCTGTTCGAGCTCTTCTATTGTTTGCTTGTTCTTTTGGGGTAGACCATTTACAGTTTTCAGGTGTGTAATTACCCTCATTGTTAATTCTATCTAACGAAGTACCGAGTGGCCTGATTCCCATATCTGCTTTGAATTGTTCAAAGCTAGAAAGCCAAGGAGCACAGATAGATATTTCTCTTCCTCCGTATCTGTGATAGTCTTTATCTTTTTTGTACAAGCACCTTCGTTTCATAGAAAGCCAGGATAAGTATTCAGGGTCACCTGAACCACCGTGGAGTCTAAATCTATCTCCTGTTTCTTCTTTACACAGGCAACCACAAGAGTTGGTATCCCCAGCTCTTAATGAATGGCCAGCTACTAATGTAGTCGCTTCGCAGTCGCAAAGACACAGCCAAATTACATGGCCATCTAAAGCTCTAACTGGGTGCTCCTCTATGACTGTTAAACGCCCAAACCGTAAGCCGACCATAGGTTGCTTTTTATCTGCGTTTATTAAACAACCGCAAGAGCGGACAGCACCATTTCGTAAAAGGCGCCCGTCTACCTCTTTAACCTTTCCACAAGAACACAGACATTTCCAGCGTACTCTGCCGGTATAAATCTGTGGGACTTCGCAAATAACTGTGAGTCGGTCAAACGTTTGACCTATCAAATCTACTTTTCTAACCATTATTGTTCCCCCCTTCTGGGTAAATAAGAGTATCAAAATCTGGCAGTTTTTCTATAAAGTCTTTACAAAATACTTGCCAGTCTGGATGCCGATGGTGTCTGCGTTGTTTATAAATGCGGCGCAGCGCCTGATAGCTGGCCATCGCGCCCTGCCGGTACACCACGTTCGGCAGGTTGGCCTGCTTGGCTTCTGCCAGTTTCGGTCCCTTTACTCCCTTCAGGTCGAGACCTCTACTCTAATTCGATAAGTGTCCCACTCCACCATCCAGCCGATCTGGAACTCCATCTCGAAGTACGCTATGACTCCGCGCACGGCCTTGGCATGCTCGTCGCCGGCCAGGATCAACTTCCTGGCCAGCTTTAGATCTGATTCTTCTCCTGCTTTTTCGTGTGATAACAGAGGGTTGCGCATAGCTCGCAGCGCCCACTCACGGCCGCAGACCTCGAGTGTTTCTATCTTCAGTGGGACTTACCCCATTATCGCTCCCACCCATCAGGAAAGTCTGTCATTGATTGGCTCAGCTCATCCTCTCGCATGATCTGGCGACGAATACAGTCCATACTCTGAGGGCTGGTATCCTGCATGCAGTGGGGAGGGTAGCTCC